GCTTGTGTTTGAGAGCCGTGATCGTGCAGAGGAAGCAGCTCTGCATTATGTCACCGAGTATAGTGGATATTTGCCATTTGATGATGAGTGATATTCGCTAAATAATTTCGTATATCATGTATCTGATGAAACATACATACACTCCAATGATGTGGATTTCAGAACATGAACATAAACATAGACAAGATCCTAAGGGATCCAAGGCAAGACCTATTCGTTTATGATAATATCTCCAAGAGATGGTATTGCCGAGAATATTCCGATTCCATTTGTCCAGAACCAAGCATAGAGTTTTATACCAAACTCGTTGTCATGGAAATTTTGATCATGCTGGGTGAATGCGAAAATCCCCAGAAAAAAGTCCTTGACGGCGCTGATCGCATTGACTATAATAGATTCATTGATATGGTTCGTGAAAGGTTCAATGTACCATGGAAAAGTACTTCACCAAGCCCACCGAAGGATTCCATTTCTCCGAAAAGGGATTGAAGACAGTTCAGGATCACTACGGTGGAACGTATGTTGGACACTTCTGCACGAAGCGTCCTGACGGAAGCTGGAATGATACTCCAGTAGATGTTTTCTATCAGCCGAATCCTGATGTGTCCAAGGGGCATTCACACTACTTTGGTGTGTTTCGTCGTGATTCTGCCGTGTACATTACCAATGCGATTTCGGTGACTGAGCAGCCGATGCTTGGTGTTATTGCGAACGATGGCGAAGTTGTCGTGTCCAGATATAGGCATGATTATAGGAGGAGCAATGATGGATCCGTATTCATTGATGGCGGCCGAGACTATACTAAGTATGGCTGGGCTAATTCTTCTGGTGATGCTGGCGGTGTTCTACCGAAGCTGACTCAGGTCAAGATTGTGGAAGATCAGTTGGTCGCAGAATGATTGTCCAGCTGCATCCGTCCATTCCTGTTATCACGCCGCAGGGTAATGCTCAGGCCATGATGGTGATAGATTATGGTCCTGAGCATGATCTTGTCTGGGTTTGTTTCCTTGATAGCAATGGTCAATGTTGGTCATATAGAAACTCGGAGATTCGTGGACAGAAGAATATAACGATGGGGCGTTTCGATGTTGAAACACGATAATTCACCATTGGTCAAGACAAATGCTCAGATCAAGGAAAATCTCCGAGAATTGTCCAAAGCGATTCATGCATATCAGCAGTCATTGGATAATGCTGTGGCAGAGATTGAGTTTCTTGAAAAGCAAATACAGCAGTTGCTATATCAAATTGAATTTGCATTTACTTTTCCTGATGGTGAGTCTTTGACTTTGGAACAGTTGGCTGATGATTATTATCGGCTAAGAAAGCAGGTTGGTGAATGGTGACTGAATTTGATCGCATCATGAACAAGATCTCGGATCGTCATGATGGTCGCATCTATCAGATGTGGCGAGCATGGATGGTGATGCCCGAGCCTAGATTACAGTTCCATGAAATTATCTCCAGGGAGTTTGGTTTGTCATTGAATGAAGCCTACATACTTGTGAAGCATTTATTCAAAAATAATTGAGCATGGATTTTCAAATAAACAAATTACCAGTAGTTATTATTGCATCTCCAAGAACAGGTTCTTCGGCCCTAGTTTATCATATATCAAATACATATAATCTTTCTAGAATTACAGAACCATATATGATAACTTCAGATTTTTTAAAGTTGTCAAAAGAATCTCAATATTGGAATCTATATCATAGAAAAAAATTATCAACGCATCTAAAAAACGCTAATGATAAATTTGTTGTTAAATTGATGTTGAATGAAATAACTATTTTTAGTCCATATGAGAGTATACTGCAAAAAGATTGTTTCAAAATTAAGTTGACTCGTTCTTCTATCATAGAGCAAATTGCAAGTGCGTATATTGCGGATATGATCAAGAAAAATCATTCATATGACAATGAAACATTTGATGACTTTATAGTTAAAATAGATACGTTAAAGTTAATAAACACGATAGAGGCTATCACCAATACAAATTTTATCATAAACAATCTAAATTTAGAATATGATCTTGATTTGAAATACGAAGATCTTGGTTTAATAGAAAACACCATGGATAGCGAAGGTAAAAGTTTAGTTGTCAACAAAAAACCAAACAATTATGATGAGATTCTTTCAACAATAAAAAAATTAATTTCAACTTTTAAATATCAATAGAGGTTATATGGTAATGCCCGAGCCTAGATTACAGTTCCATGAAATTATCTCCAGGGAGTTTGGTTTGTCATTGAATGAGGCCTACATACTTGTGAGGCACTTATTTCCTTCAAGCAGGAGTGGTCAATGAAAAAAATCATAGTCTCTACACTATCAGTTCTCTTTAGTGCATCTATTCATGCTCAAACACTAGATCCAGGTTTAAAGGCTTATTCTTCAACTTCAGGTATTTCAGGAACTCTAAAGTCTATTGGATCAGACACTCTAAACAATCTGATGACCCTTTGGGCAGAAGGCTTTAGAAAAGTCTATCCTAATGTTCAGATTGAAATTGAAGGTAAGGGTTCTTCTACAGCTCCGCCTGCTCTTGTGGCAGGAACAGCACAATTTGGTCCTATGAGCCGACTAATGAGGGGTGCTGAGATTGATGCATTTGAAAAGAAGTTTGGATACAAGCCTACAGCTATCAATGTTTCGCTAGACAGTCTAGCTGTCTATGTTCATAAGGATAATCCTATCAAGTGTCTAACTCTTCAGCAGGTTGACGCAATCTTCTCCAAAAATCGTCGTGGTGGTTATGTTGGAGATATTACAAACTGGTCACAAGTTGAGATACCAAATCTCGGACCAATTAGTCTCTATGGTAGAAATTCCGCTTCGGGCACATACGGGTTCTTCAAGGAGACTGCGCTCTTCAATGGCGACTATAAGGATTCCGTGAAAGAGCAACCAGGCAGCTCTACAGTTGTACAAGGCGTTGCTAGTGACAAAGGCGGAATTGGCTACTCTGGAATAGGATACAAGACAGCAGACGTTCGTGCAGTTCCTATTGCAAGCAAGCCTGGAAGTGAATGCTTTGACGCTACAGAAGAAAACGTGCTAAGTGGGGATTATCCACTATCAAGATTTCTTGTTGTCTATGTAAATAAGAATCCAACTCAAAAGATGGATCCTTTAAGATTTGAATTCATCAAGTTCATTCTCTCTAAGGAGGGACAAGAGGTAAACATCAAGGATGGTTACTATCCAGTAACTTCTGCTATAGTCGAAGACGAACTAAACAAGGTGAAATAAAGGAGAACGTTATGGCAAAGTATATCTTGAAGTGCGTTGATGATACGAATGATGCTCTTGGAGCAACTGTGACATATGAGTTTGAAGCTGAAGAGATGACGAATATCACATATCATCTTGCTCAGTTTCTTCGTTCAGCGGGATTCACATGGGTTGATGATGTTGAGGTCGTAAAGGATAATTTTCTTGATGATCCCGATGCGCCCGCTGAGGATATAATTGATGATTCTTCCATCATGTATAGTGTAGGTGGTTCTGATCGCGCTGATGACAACATGTCAGTATCGCACGATAAGGATACGAAGTAATCAGTCTGTTGGGCGCATTCCCATTGGATGCTCTTGTCCGATCATATGGCTCTTGATCATCCAGCCTAGTTTGGCATGTTTGTCCAAACGATCTTCTAGGTAATTGACAAGACCATAGTTTCCGTCTCGTTCTGCTAGTCCACGTGCAGCTTTGATTGAATCAATCGTTGATGTATTTGCGACTAGCAGACGAGCGAACATCGTCTTGCTTCCAGGAATTTCTGGAGAGTCTGTCATTGTTGACAATGTCTCAAACTCTTTCATTGTTCCAGGAGCATATGCACCAAGAGCGCGAATTTGTTCTGCTGCGGTATCTACTTCCTCAAAAAGCTGTGTATAAACTTTACTGAAGAAATCATGGTAGGCTGAGAAGAATGGACCTTCAATGTTCCAATGATACTTGTGTGCGAGCAAATACATGCTAAACGTATTGGCTAGCACGATATGCATCGTACGGACAAGATCTGGTCTTTCGGAAAATTGTTCGTTTAGTTCTTCCATGATTGACATTCCCTCTCAACTATGATATATTTATACTCATGAATATCTTCTATCTCTCCCATGATCCCGTTCAATGTGCCGAATGGCATGTTGACAAGCATTGCGTAAAGATGATTTTGGAAAGCGCACAGTTGCTTTCCACTGCTCATCGCGTAATTGATGGCACACCGATGATTGAAAGGCGTCTCGTTGCTGGTTCATCTCCTGCACGTTGGCGTAATATCAAGCGTTGGTCATTACCAAATGATTCGCGTTTTCCAAATGATCGTGATGCGATTGTCTATTCGGCTACGCACATGAATCATCCGTCTGCAGTTTGGACGCGCGAAAACAATGAAAACTATAGCTGGCTTTTCAATTTGTTTACATGCTTGATGGACGAATATTCGTATCGTTATGAGAAGGAACATGTGTGTCGTAAACTTGTTCCATATTTGCAATTTGCTCCTGCTAATATTTCTGTGAATAAGTTTACGCAGCCAACACCTGCGATGCCAGATGAATACAAGGTCAATGGCGATAGCATTGCATCATATCACAATTATTATCGTGGTGCTAAGGCTCGGATGGCTGCGTGGAAGAAGCGTGATGTACCGTCATGGTTTACTAAATAAGAGTATGTTCAACTCTAGCCCAGGATTATATAATGCCAACGTATGACTTCATCAATGAAGAGACTGGTGAGATCTTTGAGATGCAGATGTCCATCGCGGACAAGGAAAAGTATCTGAAGAAGAACAAGCATATCACTCAGGCTGTGACGAGAATGACAATCGGCGATTCTGTTAAACTTGGAATCACGAAGCCGCCAGCCGATTTCCAAAAAGGAGTTATTGGTCGCATGAAGGAAAAGATTCATGGAAACAAGATCAACTCCAAATTCGGTATTCCGAGAGAGTGGTGAGTGATTAGTCCCATTTCTCCCGTGTATAGAACAGTATTCAACACCAAAAGAGGATCTCGCGAAAACGCAAGGTCCTCTTTGTCATTTCAGAGAGGCGTACATGTCAAAGAAAAAGAAGAGACTGCAAAATCAGCAACAGCAAAATCATTTCTCTCTACGAACAATCTCTCCACTAACACTCAATCAATCATCAACATTCAAGGCCTTTGAGCAGGGCAAGCATCTTCTTCTACACGGCGTCGCAGGCACAGGCAAGACATATATCTCTCTCTATCTTGCACTAAACGAGGTGCTAAACAAATCCAGATACAAACAAATAGTCATCATACGAAGTGTCGTTCCATCACGCGACATGGGATTCCTTCCAGGAACTGCAAAAGACAAAGCCAGAGTCTATGAAGATCCATACAAGATGATTTGCGATGATCTTTTCAGTCGTGGTGATGGATACGAGATTCTAAAGACCAAGAGACTGATAGATTTCAATACAACATCATTCTTGCGTGGCGTTACATTCAATGATGCAATCATCATTGTTGACGAATGCCAGAACATGATAGGTCAGGAATTGGATACCGTGATGACTCGCGTTGGAAACAATTGTCGTATTGTTTTCTGTGGTGACTTTAGGCAAACTGATTTGGCCAAGCACGAGGAAAAGAGAGGACTCTTGACATTCATGAATATTCTTGATAAGATGTCTTGTTTTGAAAAGATTGAGTTCGGAAAGGAAGACATTGTTCGTTCCGCACTTGTCAAATCATACATCATTTCTAAACTGGAGTTAGGATACGTTTGATATGTTGATTTATGCTGCGCCAGCGATCATTTGGATGATCATGCGGTTGATGAAGAAGATCATGCTTACTTGGCCAAACGCATTCAATGCATGGATGTGTGTTTTCACAAGTTTGGCAATGGGATACATCATCTTCAATTTCTTATTTTCACTGGCGCAGTAATGAAGAAGTTTCGTCATGCATTTGTGAATCTTCCGCAATTGACGGAAGAGTATATTGATGGAAGGAGACACTACAAGACTCCAGAAGGTAATGTGTATCCTTCCGTCACTACCATTCTCTCACGATTACCAAACGAAAGTTTGCGCGAGTGGCAAAAGAGAGTTGAAGAAGAAGAAGCAAATCGTGTTTCCAAAGTAGCTGCTCGTCGTGGCACCAATCTTCATGAAATATGCGAGCGATATTTGCTCAATGAAGAAAAACCGATGCGTGGACACATGCCAGATGTTCAAGGCATGTTTCGCGAATTGTGCAAGCACATTGATCGTATAGACGAGATTTATGCGATTGAAGCGCAGTTGTATTGTGACACATATCAATTTGCTGGACGATGCGATGTCATTGGTACATTTGATGGACATCCAGCAATCATGGACTTCAAGACAACAAGGTCTGAAGTTGATTCAAGCATGGACAAGGTCAAGAAGTATTTCATGCAGTTATCCGCATATTCTCTTGCGTTTGAGGAAAGAACTGGTCAGGAAATAAATCTTGGTGTACTATTATTTGCATCCAATGAGACTGAACCTAGTTGTATTCAAGCTGATCTAAGCAAATACAAGAAAGAATTTATTTCAGTTCTTGACAATCCCTAAATATTAGATTATACTATGGATATTGCTGTTGATGACGACGCAATAAGCAGGCTGGACCCGGCTTCAATGCCGGCATCTCCACCAGTAGATACAATGTGAGGGGCTAGTTGCATGGCACACGCGAACAGAGTGCAACCCATCACATAATAGTCGCGATAAAAGTGATGAGCATTGTATCTACTAATGGGGATGTAAGGGATCGACAGATGTGTAAAGGTTGTCGGAGGTAATCGGTAAGGAACGACCGTCAATTAGTCCAAACAATAGATGCAAACGATAATTACGCATCTGAGATGGCTCTAGCAGCCTGAACGGGGTTCGGTGGGGACCTGGCAACAGAATCCCACCACTTTCATAAATCGTAGAGGAGTAATCACGATGACTGAAGTATCTTGCTATGTTATGCGACCATTGTCTTTCGCAACTGATAACGAATGCACCTACAAGAATCTGCGTTCGGTCAATTTGAATCGTGCCAAGAAGCAGAAGAATGTCTATAAGCTTTCTTATGGACAGTATGGCACGGAAAATTATGTTTGCTATCTAGCAACACGCGATTGACTGCCATGTATAAAACACTAGCAATAGGATTAGTCCTATTGGCTAGCACTCTTGCTTTGAGACAGTATCCATACGATACTGCGCCAAAGGCCTATGCTCAATTGTCTGATATGGACACGGTTTATGAGTATAGACATGAACTTCCAGACATTAGTGAGTATAAGTTGGAAGAGCCCGAGATCAAGATGGTATATGTTGATCCAAAGGAAAGAGAGTGCTTGGCCAAGGCCATATACTGGGAGGCGCGCAATCAGTCCCTTGATGGAAAGATTGCTGTTGGTTACGTTGTAATCAATCGTGTCAACGCGGGTCTATGGCATGATAGCGTTTGCAAGGTTGTGTTCCAGGGCTGTCAGTTCTCTTGGGTTTGCACAGACAATGCAAAGAAGAATCCTGCAAAGAACAAGAACTATGACGAGCAGGTTGCATGGGCTGAATCAATTGCCCTTGCAAACGAGCTACTTTCAGAGTATAATGAAATTCAAGACGTTACATATGGTGCGGTTTTCTTCCATGCACATTATGTGAGACCAGATTGGTCAAAGTGGAAGAAGGTTGAGCGTACCGTGCGTATTGATGATCATATCTTTTATCGTTTGAGGTCCATGTAATGCCCACTAAGGATGAAATGCTTTCTTTTGCCAAGAACATTGAAAGCATCGTGAAGGAGAAAGACCTAAACTACATTGATGCAATTACGCATTTTTGTGAGGTCAATTCATTGGAGATTGAGTCTGTGACAAATCTTATCAATCAATCGCTCAAGGCCAAGATTGCATATGATGCATCACAGCTCAATCTTCTTCCAAAGAGTAATACGCTTCCCGTATGAAAATTGTTGCTCTAGAAGCATACAAGTTATTCCATTCAATCAAGCTACACTTTACTCGCAAGAGTTTTGACTATTTCAAGAGTGGTGGAAGAGTGCGAATAACTGAGCAAGCATTCCTTGCACGAAGGGACAAGTTTGCCTTCTATAGATTGGCCAAGATGTATGATCGTGATACATTCATTGATCTGACATTGGCTAATGTATTGAAGAATAGTTCATTGTATTCAATGAAACTTCTAGAGCCAGAAGCGGAAGATGTTTTGACTCAGTATCAAAAAAGATTTCAAGCATTGACATACAACTTCAAGCAGGACTTGAACAAGATTTTGGATTGGGCTCATGATAATCAATGTACTGTGGATAGGATTCTTGATCCTGGTGATTCTTATCCTCCGCTCTTGACTATGGTGATGCAAGAGAATATTTCCTTGGAGACTCTTGTCATCATCAATGGTGTGATAAACTTTTTACCCATGTGGAATCGTCGCATCAAGGACGAGATCATATGGCCCGAGTTTGCATTCAAATGTGAGAAGTACGCTCCGTTTGTTTTGCAGAGGATTGATTTGGAGAGCATGAAGAAAGTCATAAAAGATGAACTTTGTTCTTGACTTCAATTCAACGCATGATATATAATAGTGATTATTATGAATCATGTGAACAAGCTGATATACAAAACATACAACGCATACGAAAGGAAATACAATGTCTACATTTGCAGCACTAAAGAAGTCCAGCGGTTCAATCGACAAGCTGGCACGCGAGCTGGAGAAGCTCAACGCACCCGCAACAAATTCTTCTGAAGATACGCGCTTTTGGAAGCCAGAACTTGATAAGGCTGGCAACGGCTTTGCGACTATTCGCTTTCTTCCTGCGCCAGCAGTTGATGGTGATGATGCGCTTCCTTGGGTTCGTATCTTTGATCATGGCTTCCAGGGTCCTGGTGGCTGGTACATTGAGAATTCGTTGACGACTCTGGGTCTAAAGGATCCTGTGTCGGAGCACAACTCGGTTCTTTGGAATTCTGGTATTGAGGCTAACAAGGAGATTGCTCGCAAGCAGAAGCGTCGCTTGAAGTACATCGCCAATATCCTTGTCATCAGCGATACGAAGAATCCGGACAACGAGGGCAAGGTATTCTTGTTCAAGTTTGGCAAGAAAATCTTTGACAAGATTACCGAGGCCATGAATCCTCAGTTTGATGATGAGAAGGCTGTCAATCCGTTTGATTTTTGGGCTGGCGCAAACTTCAAGTTGAAGGTTCGCAAGTTTGAAGGTTATCCGAACTATGACAAGTCAGAGTTTGAGAAGCCGACAGCACTTTATGATGGTGAGGACGCGAAGCTTGAGAAGCTTTGGAAGATGGAACATTCTCTCAAGGAATTCCTTGATCCGAAGAACTTCAAGAGTTACGACGAACTCAAGACCAAGTTGAATCGTGTTCTTGGTCTTGACGGCTCGGCTCCAGTCTCAAGAAACAGAGCTGAAGACGAGTCTGCAGTTCAAGCAGCTGAGCGTAGTTTCGGCGGTGCCAAGTCTTCCAAGGAAAAGGCT